TTAAGAAGAAGCTCTGCTATGGGCAATGTCAAAGATCAACAAATGGGCGATCAAAGTCCTTGGAACATTGATATTGATGGGGTTATTGGCGAGATGTGCGTAGCCAAGCACTTCAATGTATTCCCAGATATGACTGTTGGCATCCGTAAAGGTGGTGCTGACCTTACGATTGAAAATAAATCTGTTGATGTAAAGACTACCAGAGTGAAGTCTGGCAGGTTACTATCAACGCTAAAGAAGGTAGAAGACCCTTGTGATATCTATGTCCTTGTCATTGTTGATGATAAAGGTGGCGATATGGTGGGATGGATAAATAAAGAAGAATTGTTTTTGCCAGAAAATATCACGGATCTAGGTCATGGTCGGGGATATGGATTAACCCAAAGCCAGTTAAAAAAATTTAAGGAGGGCGAATGACTACCTTTACAACCCAAGACAGAGAAGAGGAAGAACAGTATCTTCGTCTGCAAATCAAGATTCAGCAGGACGAAATAGACCGCCTAAATGGTAGAATAATGCTCGTTGAAAAAGAAAGAGATGCCTATCAAATGGCTTATTCTGCCTTGTTAAACCACAATATATCCAAAAGTGTCCGTCTTAACAAAGACGATGAAGACTTCGACATGGATGGTCGTTGTTAATGTATCGAAATAGGAAATTACTTGATTTACTTAGAAAATCCCCATGCCAGATATGTGGTAGAGAAGACGGCACAGTTGTGGCTGCACATTCCAATCAGCTTCGGGATGGTAAAGGCAGAGGACTTAAAGCCCATGACTACCGATGCGCTGCCCTATGTTTCACCTGCCATGCTGATATTGACCAGGGCAAATTGCTCTCCAAGGCTGAACGTATTGAAGCGTGGGAGGAAGCACACCGCAAAACAATTGGCTGGTTATTTGAGAATAACCACATAAATACAACATATTGACAAAATTTTGTAGTTTTGTGCTATATTTAGTAGGTCAGCCCACTCTGACACGCACATTACTTCTCCTAGCAGAGACTTGTGCAATGCAAGCCCTCGGATCAACACACGATCCTAAACCCCCAGCCTAAAAAACTGGGGGTTTTTCTTTGTCAAACTATTGCAAATAATTTTCAGCCGTAGTAACCTAGTCGGGCTAGGAGAAGTAATGTGTAGACAAACGATTAAGTTCGTATGTCTGTGCCTACTTCTCCCTGCCGTACTCCAAACGATATCAAGAACCTAACTGGGTTGCGTGGAAGAGAACATAGGCTAATCATTCACCCGATTGCAAGCCTCGTAGCCTTAAATGGGGACTACACAAGAGGGATAGACCAGTGGTGAGACAAACTATCCATCGATTGAACATTAACTCAGGTAGGACTGGATGTATTTATACATTGGGTCAGGTGTGATGCTTATCACCCTTGGGGTAACTATGGATGAGATTTATGTTGTATGTTTGTTATTTTTTGCTAAACTGGAATTTCCATTTGCTAGGAGAAAGAATTGAAAAAATTAAATATATCCGTCATTCGTATTGATGGCGGAACACAATCAAGAAAAGAACTAAACCAATACAAAGTAGCTGAATACGCTGATTTAATGAAGGATGGGGTCGTATTCCCACCCATTACAGTGTTCTTTGATGGATCTGATTACTGGCTTGCATCAGGATTCCACCGCTACTTTGCCACCAAGACCAATAACATTGTTTCCATTGAGTGCGACATCAAAGACGGCACTGTCAGGGATGCCAAACTGTTCGCCTATGGCGCTAACAATCATGGGCTACCCCATACGGCAGAAGAGAAGCGTGAAATCGCCTTGAATATGTTTAAGGACTCTGAATGGAACAAATGGTCAAATGCCACCATTGCCAAGCACATTGGTGTGTCAGCCATGACCATAGGTCGTATCCGTAAGTCACTGGATGAACCGCAAAAGGATGAGATTGTCTACCTTAAAGACGGCAAAGAGACTGTGATGAAGACCAAGAACTTGGGCAAAAAGAAGGAAGAACCCAAGGTAGAGGTTACAGAAGCCGATCCAGTAGAGGAAAAGATTCAGGAATTGACAGACACCATCGTCATACTGGATAAGGAACTAACCCAAGCTAGAGATGTCATCGCTACCAAACGATGGAACGCAAGCGAGATTGAGGTTGAGGACATACACGATACAGTAATCAATTTGCGTGAGCAGATTCGTGTCCTTGAGATTGATAACAAAGCTTTGCGTGATAGCAGAGATATGTATCAGAAAAGGAACGCAGAACTGATTCGTCAGTTAAAAGCCCAAGCCAAGAAGAAGTAAGTCATGGATTTAGTATTGCGTGAACATCAGATGGGAGTGGTGGATTCGCTTCGTCAAGGGTTTAAGGACGGGCATAGATGCCAACTTCTCTATGCACCAACGGGCTTTGGCAAGACAGAGGTGGCTATCTACCTGATGAAGGCTACGGCAGACAACTATAAAAAAACAGCCATGATCCTTGATCGGATCGTTTTGATAGATCAAACCAGTCTTCGTCTTACCAAGTATTCCATCAAACATGGGGTTATCCAGTCAGATCACTGGAAGAAAGATCCTACCCAACGCATCCAGATTTGCTCATCTCAGACCATTGAGAAACGGCAAAACTTCCCCGACATTGACCTATTGGTTGTGGATGAATGTCATATCACTCGTCAGCAGATTACAGAGATCATCCAAACTAACCCCAAGATCAAGGTTATTGGGCTAACCGCTACCCCATTCACCAAGGGCTTGGGCAACATCTATTCCAATGTTGTCTGTGCTTCTACGACAGAATCTTTAGTCAATAACAAGTGGTTAGCACCGCTAAAAGTCTTTATTGCCAAAGAAATCGACATGACAGGGGTAAAGAAAGTCGCAGGAGAATGGAGTCCAGACCAAGTAACGCAAAGAGGTATGCAGATTACTGGCGATATCGTGGAAGAATGGATTAAGAAGTGCCATGAGATCTTCGGCAAACCACGCAAGACAATCGTATTCTGTGCAGGTGTGGCTCATGGTCAAGACCTGGTGGAGCAATTCGCCAGGAAGGGTTACAACTTCGTCAGCGTATCCTATAAGGACAATAGTGAGTATAAACAGGAGGTAATTGATGATTTCTCTAAGCCCGATACATCTATTCATGGTCTTATTGCTACTGATATTCTCACTAGGGGCTTTGATGTTCCTGATGTTATGGTTGGGGTATCAGCTCGCCCTTTTAGTAAGTCACTTAGTTCTCATATTCAGCAATTGGGTCGTGTCATGCGAGCTTGTGACGGCAAAGACTTTGCTCTTTGGCTAGATCACTCAGGAAACTATGTCAGATTCAGGGATGACTGGGAAGAAATCTATGCAGAAGGTGTCAAGGCACTCGATGACAAAGGTGAGAAAACCAAGAAAGAACCTACCGATAAAGAAAAGGCAGAGTCTAAATGTCCTCAGTGTCACGCACTTTGGGCTAAAGGTGCTTCGTCATGTGCCTCCTGTGGCTATGTCAAACCAAGAAAGCAAATAGAAGCAGTAGAAGGAGAGCTTGTAGAGCTTGGCTTTAGTGGTCGTGTCACCACCGATGTTAAACAAGCTTTTTATTCTGAGTTGTTATACATCGCCCAAGAGAGGGAATATAACCCTTACTGGGCAAGCAATAAGTATCGGGAAAAGTTTGGAGTTTGGCCTAGGGGATTGACTGATACCACACGCACTCCGTCACACGAAACTAAAAAATGGGTTCAACACCGCAATATCGCTTGGTCTAAACGGCAAAACAAAATGAGGGCAACATGATTGATTTCGTCAATTTCGCAAAGGTTCATGGCTTAATTCTGAATAACAGTTTGGTCTACGACAAATGGACGGCTACCCCAACAGAAGACCACCCAAGATCATCCAATGGTCGCTACAAGTTCTTAGGAGAGGTTGGATGGGTCATCAACTGGGCTACGATGGAAAAGCCAGTCACATGGTTTGCTGATGGCAAGTCCGCTTCGTCAAAAGAAGTAAAAGATCGGATCGCTTCGTCAAACAATGATAGAGCCGAATTAGCCAAAAAAGCTTCGTCAAAAGCAGAATGGATTCTTTCTCAAACCAGTCTGGATACGCACCCATATCTGGAAAAGAAAGGGTTCGATGCGGAACAGGGGAATGTATGGGTAAAGGACGATAGAAAGATATTAGTCATTCCAATGAGATTTAATAACACCCTTGTGGGATGCCAACTCATCGATGACGAGGGGAACAAGAAGTTCTTGCATGGTCAAACGAGCAAAGGAGCAACTTTCACTATTGATGCAAAAGGGACTCCGATATTTTGCGAGGGTTATGCCACTGGTCTGTCCGTCAGGAACATTATGAAACAGATGAATATCCCTTATAAGGTCTATATTTGTTTTAGTGCAAGTAATATGGAGTTTGTAAGTAGGAACATCAGGGATGGGATCATCGTTGCGGATAATGACCCCAACAGTATCGGAGAAACGACTGCCAAAAAAACAGGCAAGCCGTATTGGATCTCCGAAACAGTCGGGGAAGATTTCAATGATTACCATATCAGGGTAGGCAATTTCAAAGCATCCCAGTCTCTAAAGAAACTGCTACTTTCTTTACAAACTTAGCTTCAATCTGCCGAATTCTTTCTCTAGTCAGGGTATAAACTTCACCAGTCTCTATCAGTGTATGCCCATTAGACCGCATTTTTAAAACACCCCAGTATTTATCCCGAAGTGTTTTGTTATTACGCTTAAAGAGTTCGTCAAACTGCTCCCTAGTGGGGAAATCCACAAACTTGTAGTGAATATCCCCTCCCACAAAGACTGGCACTTTGCCTTTACAGTCCTTTAGGTTCATCTTCTGCTTTCTTTGGATCGTGAATGATGACTGTGCCATGTTGGTCAATGTAATAAAGATCGCCTAGTTCTTTGGCTTTAATCAGATTGCGATACTGCACTTTCTGATTCATCTCCATCCATTTTTCTGCATCTTTGTCGGCTTGGTTCATGCTTGCTCCTCTTCATCTTCGTCTTCAAATGATTCATAGCTATCGGCAATACCCATCTCTGCATCCAGTTCTTCAGGAATGTTCTCACGCACCCACACGCTAGTCTTCGTGCCTTCAGGTGGATCAATGTTATAGAAGTCCTCTACACCATCTTCCCATGATCCACAAAAGGCACAACCACCTTCATAGTAATGGGCTTTGATCTCATAGCCCTCTTCATGCAGATACTCATACAAATCAGTGGGAGGACTCCACGCAGTAGAAAACGATGCCCTGATAGATTTGCCATGCTCATTCTCTTGAATGTCCATATAGCTTTCATCGGAGACAATCTCCCACTTTGTTCCCCAGTTCTGTAATCGCCAATCCCACCATGCTTGGTC